GCCCATCCGGGCCGGCAGTGCTTGTGTCCTTCAGTCTGATAAGGGATGTGGAGTTGGTCAAGGACTGGTTGGATGTTCATTTTTCAACCACGCTCGGTATGCTTTCCATTCCTGGACAAATTCCTTCCGTCGCTGGCATCGCTTCTCCTTCTTACAAGATCGGCAGAAGGTAACATCTACATACAATCGCCCATCCACGGGATGTCGGTCTGCCCTGGGAGCAATGCAGTCATCTGGTGGATCTGGCATATGCCCTCCCATCAGGCCGCTGGGCAATGCTGGAATTTTGTGTTTAATCTTTGTTCTGATCATGAGTCGGCCCTGCCCGTAGCCGCACAGATACCCTGCAACAGGGTTTTGTACTGATTCCAAAAATCCAAGGCTTCCTCATCCATTTCTGAAATACGCGCATCATCAAAGCCCCACCAGTCTTCCAAAGAATGATATTCGCAGCCGATACGCATATCATTGTCAAAAATAATGATATGCCAGCGCAAGCCAGATATCTGGATGGGCATTTTTTTGATTGTCGTTTTTTCGCCATCGGCCCCGTACAGATTTGCCCTGGACAGGTCGGCCCTGGACAGGTTGGCCCCGTACAGATTTGCCCCGGACAGGTCGGCCCTGGACAGGTCGGCCCCGTACAGATTTGCCCCGTACAGATTTGCCCCGGACAGGTTGGCCCTGGACAGGTCGGCCCCGTACAGATTTGCCCCGGATCTTACAGCAGCTTCAACGCATGATTTAAAAGAATCACATTCCATTTCAAATAATATTTTGCCGGAAAACCGTGATTTAATCTGGTACATTTCGAAATCTCCTTTTTTTGTTTAATTCCACTTGTTATATTATACGGGTTTCATGCCGTTTCTTTCAGCAAATTCTTAACCTCACCAAACGTCCGCCAGATCTGTGTCCAGGTCCATCCGTGTTCTCTGAGCTTGTCCTTGACTTTCCCACGTCCTCCGTATCCCAGGAATTCGCCAGGGGATTGGAAGATCATCCAGGCCAGGTACTTGACTTCCTCAGATCCGTCTTTCAGGGCTGATTTAAACAGGGTCCGGTCTTCCTGGGAAGCTGTGGTTGTATCGGCTTCTGCTCGGCTATCTTCCAGATCATCCAGCAGGTTATCGTGCTGGTACTGTCGCTGATCCTTACAGTAATCGATCAGATGGCAGCGGATTCTGGTATACATGAAGGTGGAGAGTTTAGCCCGGTCCGGGTCATATTCCGGCAGGTGTAAAGCATAAGCGAGGGAAGCTTCCCCAATCAAATCATCTACCGGGAGGCCTGTGGTTCTGTGAAAAGACCATGCTATTTTCTGAATCAATCCCATATCAGTAGTCTGGTCAAGTTTACTCATCTTAATTCTCCTCATTCAAAGTGGGTTTGTTGTTCTGCCGGGCTTTCTTTTTCCAGGTCCTGCGGATTGCTTTTCTGGTTTTGCTGTTCCGGATGTAGCTTTTGTATTCCTTGCCTCTGGGATCAGGTCCGGTGGTTTTGCCAACAGATGATTTCCGGGCGAAAGTCTGGATATCTACAATATCACCGCAGTCCCCAATCCCATTCCCAGGCAGTCTGGGAATTCCGTAAGGCTTCATCTTAAATCTCCTCATTTTAGTTATGCCCGGCCATCTCTGACCGGGCGTTTGATTTATGCTGCTTTAGAATACTGTTCCATCAGTTCCCCGAGCAGGTTCTTGGAATCGGTTTCAATCCCATCCAGTACCTGATCCAGGACTTTCCGTTTGCTATCAATCAGCCTTGCCATCGTCTCTTCAATAGTCCCGCCAGCCAGCAGGTAATAAGCATTGACGGAATCAGCTGTCTGCCCGATCCGGTGAATGCGATCTTCTGCTTGATCATGCTCTCCCGGCGACCACGCAACTTCTGCAAATGCTACCGAGCTGGCTGCTGTGAGCGTAAGCCCAACTCCCGCCGCATTTATGTTTCCCACGAATACCCGGCATCTGGGATCGTTCTGGAAAGTATCAACTGCAAGTTGCCGGGCATCCTGACTGACAGACCCATCTACTTTGACTGGGCTATAATCAGCCAACTCACTCATCAGGCGGTCAATGGTCTTCTTGTGGACGGCAAAGACAACCAATTTGCCATTGGTATCAAGGTGGTCTTTGATCCAGTCGATGACTTGCTTCATCTTCCCTTCAGCTGCAAGCTGCTTGAGGGCTGAGATCTTTGCCAGGGCTTCTGCATTTCCGGCTTTCTCAGCAGCAGCAAGGCCTTTTTCCCGCTTTACCCATCCAATGAAATCAGCTTCAACAACCTTGTATTTCTTCCAGTTGTCGATTTCCATAGGAACAAACGACCGGACCTTGGCGGGCAGGTCTTTCAGGACATCGGCTTTCTTCCGGCGAATCATTATGGTGTTTGTCAGTTTCTCGTGAAGTTCAGCAACATTGGAGGCACCATTGAAATCCCATCCAAACCCGTTATGATGTCCATTGCAATACCGTCTGCCAAAAGCGGACCAGGGACCAGCAACACCCGGGTCAATCATCTGGACAGCATTATATATTTCTGCCGGCCGGTTTTCAATAGGAGTTCCAGACAGGGCAATCACATGCGGACAAACTTTACCGAGGGCTTTGATGGCTTTGGTCCGCTGTGCTTTGTTATTCTTCCATTTGTGGCATTCATCCGTGATCAGCACTTGCGGTTTGATCGCTTTCAAAGCCTTTACCCAGGCTCCGATGATGTCATAATTGATAATGATGATTTCCCCTACTATCGGGGTGTTTGCTTTCTTGCCGGACAGGATCTGGACTTTCGGATTGTCCATCCACATATCGCATTCCCTGGCCCAATTTAATTTCAGGCTGGCAGGTACTACAATTATAACCGGGCGTTTTTCTGGACGCAACTGAAGCCATGCCAAGGACTGCGCAGTCTTACCCAGGCCCATGCTGTCGGCTACCAATGCCCGACCATTCTTGGCTTCAATAAAAGCCACCCCTTTTTTCTGGTAAGGAAACAGTTCCATCAGCAGGCCCGGGATCTCAATCTCTTCCATATCATCTACGTGGATCTTGGATTTTTCCAGGTATTCAATCAAGGTCGGGTCCATCTGGAATCCCAGTTTCTGAAGCTGTTCTACAGCATCCACGGACAGGGGAGCCGTCCAGTATTTAGCATTGTAGCCTTCATTGTGAAACCGCCGACCCGGAATCAGCTTTACCTTGTTCAAGGTTTCCGGATCAAAGGGGAACTCAATCTTGATTGCCGGGCGGTTGTTATCCTGATAAGTAACCTGAGTAGCTTTCTTGACCTGTTCCTTTTTCTCAGGTTTCTTTAGCATGGGATGGTCTGCTGGGAGCGGGATCTGCTCTTCAGATTCCATGGTTTCCTTGATAATGGATTTCGGAAACCAGCCGTCTACTTTCATGTTTTGCTGAACAGCTTTTGTAATTGCATCCGCGTTTTCCTTGCTGTATCCACCTATCAGATCCCAGTTGTGGAAATGTCCACCACACTCAGGGCCGACGCCCAGGGCCATGGAAACTGGATGGGTCAGTGTCCGTCCGCATACACAGCAGACGCCGAACCGCCGGGTCTCCAGGGTCCCATGACCATAGAGGTAAGCGGCTTTCGGGGTTTGAAGTACAACTTTGGCAGCAAAGTAAACAGGGGCATTTTTGCTGCGGGCAAAGGTCTGGTTGATCTTGAAGATCAAGGTCTCGTTGGTAGGAAGCTCCATCATTGGTTTTATTCCTTTTCTTGTTATAGGGTTATCTTCCGTCTGAACAGAATTCAGACATGCCGTCACATTCAATTCCGTCTTTTTCTAATCTACAACCGAATGCGGGGCTGTAATGAATACAAGAATCACATTCTGGTTCAACTCCATTTATTTCTGCCCATGTATCATAGTCCATGTCCGTTCTCCTTTTCTTGTTGGTTAAAATCCTCAGACCCGGCATCCTCCATACCGGGTTTCGCCGTCTACGGCTCGTCAGTGAGGTTATGAAAAATGATGCCAGGCCCAGGCATATCCAGCCATGACCCCGGCGATGAAAATACAAAATCTGATTGACCAAATATCAAACTTGGATCTAATCATCTCACAACCTCCTCGATAAATCTCTGTTGCAGTTTGTTCAAAAGCTCATCCGGCCGATAAATTCCCCGGCTGTCACTGACTTTCTTTCCCCAGCGCATATTCCCTCGCCGACCTACAAAAAGCAGGTTGTTCAGTTCTGGATGCTGGAATGCCAGGAATTTCTTGGATGCCGTTGCTACCGGTGTGAACCCGAGCCGTTTTAATTCTTTGATGTATCCTTCAGTTTTGGTAGCCATGCTTTATCCTCCTTTAATAAGAAAACCCGGCCATTGCTGACCGGGCTTTGTGTATTTTATTTATGCTTCAGGGCTTCCAGCATCATCCTGTCCGCCTGCATTCTTTCTTCCAGTTCTTTCACTTTAAACGCCCGTTCCATCATATCGTTGATCAAAGGATCGCCGCCGATTTTATACAGCTGGGCAATCTGTTCTTTGGTCTCAATCCCCGGATAGTACATGTAAACCATCTCGATGTCCATGTACTGTTCTTCCGTCACTTGCCGATCAAGCAGGTTTTCAAACTCTGATTTCATCATGGTTTCCAGCTCCTTTTCTAAGGTTTTATGGATAAAACTGATTAATCTGATAAATTGTTTCGGCCCTTGCAACGAGCCATCATCAGTGACAGTCAATAACTGCCAGACAATTTATTCCAGGTTTATATCAGATTGGCTTATCTTCCTTTAGGCTAATCCGCTGTTTTTCACCCTTTCCAGGGAATACAGTGGCTTCTTCCGATCCGGCCTTGCTCGTCTACCCTGCCTGTCTCAGGGTCATTCCTTCTTGAGGTTTCACCGGCCCGAGCGCCTATGGTCCATCTTCTGCCTCGGCTGGTTGGGAGTGCTTTTTGTGGGCTTACTCGCTGGGTCCATCCGCCCTGACCCTCTCCCGATTTCCTATTATACCTCATTATAAAGGAATCAATTGAAAAAGTCAAGGGTTTAAAAGGGTTTTTAAACTATAACCTAAAGTTTTTTTCCTAATGATTACAGGATGTTAAAAATTAGTGTTTACTAATAAAAAATAAATTTATTGGTTGATACAGAATAATCCTATATAATTAAAGGACAAATCAAAATAACAGGGATGAAAGATATGAAACGAAAACGAGGGCGGCCAAGAAAACAACAGATATCAGAACCAACAATGAAACGGACCAAACCAGGATCAAAGAAACAGAAGCCTGTAGCAACAACGATACCTGAAGTACAGGATATGAAGGAACTGATATTTGCACAGGAGTATCTAACAGATCTTGATCCAATCGGAGCAGCACTGAGAACTGGTATGATATCAATGCGGTTGAAAATGGATGAACAGGAAACAGAAGCCCTGAAGATATTCAACAGACCAACAGTGCAGCAGCATATCAGAAAAGCAATCCAGGATCGGATGGTGAGAATAGGGATAACAGAAGATAAGCTGTTACGGGAACTGAATAACATGGCTTGTATCGATCCAATGGATCTGAAAGCCGATAACGGGGATTTCAAAGCCCTGGAAGATATACCAGCTGATATTCGGAAGTGCATCCAGAAACTGAAGGTGAGTGTCAAATACAAACAGAAGGACGGCCAGAAGATCCCAGTAGGCCATACAACCAATATTGAATTATACAGCAAACTGGATGCCGTGAAAACCCTGCTGGCCCATTTCAAGGGCGATATCGAGAACCGGCCTAACATCAACTATAACCAATTCAACATCGGCAACCAGGTCAATAGCAATAACCAAACCACGAACAATACAGTCCAGCAGATTGATATGTCCGATTTCACTGACCTGGAATTACAGGTGATCAGAAAGATGTCCGGCAACCAGGACCCGCATGAATTCCTTGAACTCCAGCAGATCGAAAGCCAGTACTATGACGCCTGCCCTACCTAAGCATACCAGACTGAAGTACGCCATGCGGAACAGTGATCTGGTAACCGCTGAGGCTTGTCGGCGATCCTTGTTCTTCTTTATGCAGGAGTTCTGGGATCAGGTATCAACTGACACGCCATCCTGGAACTGGCATATTCCGTATCTGTGCTCCCAACTGATGCAAGTAGCCCACCGGGTAGCAAACCAGACCCCGAATCCATTCGATCCGATAATCAACATCCCCCCAGGAACAACCAAATCAGTAACCTGTTCAATCATGTTTCCGGCCTGGTGTTGGATCAACTGGCATTGGATGCGGTTCATTACCAGTTCGTATTCAGGGGCGTTGTCTCTGGAGCTGGCTGAGTACTCCAGGGATCTGATCCGTAGTCAGAAGTTTAGAAGAGTATTCCCGGAGCTGGTATTGAAGCGGGATAAGGATACTAAATCAAACTTCCGTATTGAGAAACGGATATTCGATGAACAGGGCAATGAAATCAACAGGGAACTGGGCGGGAACCGATACAGTACATCAGTCGGGGGAACTCTGACTGGCTTCCACGGGCATATCCTGATTGTGGATGATCCCCTGAATCCAACCCAGGCCGTATCTGAAACTGAGCTGAAGTCCGCCAATCATTGGATAGATAATACGCTCAGCACCCGGAAGATCAACAAAGCAGTCACACCAACCATCCTTATTATGCAACGGCTCCATCAGGGTGATCCAACCGGTCATCTGATTGATAAGAAGAAAGACCGGGTCTTCCACATCTGTCTTCCAGGTGAGATCAGGAACTACAAGGATAAAGTGCAGCCTCCTGAGCTGGTTAAGCATTACAAGGACGACCTGCTGGACCCGAACCGAATGCCGTGGTCTGTATTGGAGAATATGGAATCCGACCTGGGGCAGTATGGTTTCGCTGGTCAGGTGGGACAGAATCCAACTCCTCCAGGTGGGGCGATGTTCAAGGTTGATAACTTCCAGTACATTGACCGGGTTCCGGATGTCAAAGAAGATCCAAAGAACAAAATCACTATGACAGTCCGGTACTGGGACAAAGCCGGGTCCCAGGGCAAAGGAGCATACACGGTCGGGGTTAAGATGGCGAGGCTGGCTTCTGGCAAGTTCGTAATCCTGGATGTCAAAAGAGGTCAGTGGTCCACAGAGATCCGGGAAAAGATAATCCGGTCTACAGCAGAAGCGGATGGAACAGGGGTTGTGATTTATCAGGAACAGGAGCCGGGGTCAGGTGGTAAGGAATCTGCGGAAGCCACTATCCTGAACCTGGCTGGATATACGTGTTATGCAGACCGGCCCACTGGTGACAAGGTATACAGGGCTGATCCATACAGCGTGCAGGTGAATAATGGGAATGTTCTGCTGATGAGGGCTGACTGGAATCATGCTTTTGTTGAGGAACATAAGTACTTCCCATTCGGGACTTACAAGGATCAGGTGGACTCCGGAGCAGGGGCTTTCAACAAATTAAGACAGACCAGGAATGCGAATGTCTGGTCTGTAAATTTTGCATAGAGGGACAACAGGAGAAACAAACAATGACTGAATTTTATGAAGATGGAATCGAACCCCTGAGCCTGGGAACCGGATACGATGAGGTGTTCACTCCACTCCCGGCCTGGGACCGAATGGAACTCAAGCGCAGAACCTGCCGTGACCTCATGGAAGGGGTAGACGCTTTACGCCGTCAATCTACCATTTATCTGCCGCAGAAAGACATGGAGAAGGATTCCGTATACGAGAAGCGTCTGAATCAAGCTACCTTGTACAATGCCTTTAGACGGGCTGTTACCGGGTTGGTGGGCAGAGTGTTCTCCAAACCAGTGGATGTGGTGGATGGTCCTGAAGAACGGATGTCCTGGTATGAGAACATCGATTTCATGGGAAACAATATTGATATGTTCTGCAAAGATGTGTTTGAGTCCTCCATGGCTGAAGGGGTTAGCTTTATCCTGGTTGACTTCCCTCCGGCAGCAAACATCGAAACTCTGGAAGATGAAAAGAAATCCAAGGTTCCCAGAAGACCTTACTGGGTCCACATCAAACCATACGAGGTTATTGGCTGGCGAATTGTAAATGATCAAGGGATTCCCAGGCTGGCCCATATCAGGGTCCGGCAGGTGATTGAACAGCCTGAAGGCGAGTATGGTGTTTCTCTGGTGGAGCGGGTTCGGGTTTATGAGCCTGGCATCTGTAAAGAATACTCCAGAGCCAAGGATCAGCAGGACCCGGAGGTGTTTTACAAGGAATATGAAATGGGTATCAAGGACGAAATTCCCATCGTCCCGATCTTCACCAACCGGAAATCCTTCATGGAGGCTGAACCCGCCCTGTATGACTTGGCAATCCTGAATATCAGATGGTATCAGTCTAATTCTACCCAGGATCACATTCTGGATTACGCCAGATTCCCGATCCTGTTTGGCAAGAAGATATTCCATGAGGAAGGCTCAGATGTTCCATTCGGTCCCAGCAATATGATTCACAGTACGGATGATGGCGCGGAATTGAAGTATGTGGAGCACCAGGGCCATGCTATCGAAGCCGGGGACGAATCCCTTGTTAAGCTGGAAGAACGGATGGCGGCTCTGTCCCACGAACCTCTGCTGGCCAAACGATCCGGGAATGAGACAGCAACCAGGGTGGCGATTGATTCCGCAGCAGCAACCAGTACTTTGCAAGCCTGGGCCTTCCAGTTGAAGGATGCTCTGGAGCAGTGTCTGGTCCTGACTGATATGTGGATGGGTGGAGATGGAAAGAAAGCCGGAGCGATCCAGCTGAATACGGATTATGCGTTGACTATCTCTCAGACTGATTACGCCAATCTGGTCAAACTTAGAGCAGATGGCGAGCTGTCCAGGGCTACCTTGTGGGCCGAGCTGTCCAGACGAGGAATGCTGGGACCGGATTTCAATCCCGAAGAGGAAATGGATCTACTCCACGAAGAAGGGGCTTTTAGGGATGATGGCGATGGTCTGCTTACCACGATGGT